TTCATAAATAAGCTCTGCATGGCTTGCAAGTTATGAGGATTAACTCCACCCTTATCAGGAGTGTTACCCATTGTTATTAATAAGATGACATTCTCTACAGTTCTACTAATGGCCTGATCTACTTTCTTTAACTCCATTTTCCAGTTTATATCATCAAGGACTGCAAAACCGAATGGAGTAGCGAAAGGTTCATAATCTTGCTTCTTATAAAAAGAGTATATTAATTTATCTGGGTCTAACTCTATTTTAACACCATCTCTATTAAAGGATTTTTTAGCTATCTTTTCCTTAGCCTCGGGAGGAAGAGATTCATAAACTTGCCTGTCGTATTCTGTTTTAGGGTTCTTGAGTCTCTCTATATCATATTCACTTAACAATTTTTGGTATACACCATTTCTAGAGTCAAATGTAATAGCCCTGTCGGCAACAAAGTCATAAGGGTTTAAAAAAACATACCTCATAGGTATAGAAGAATTAGCAAAACTTGAGTTAGCATATATTTTATTAAGTTTTAAAACATCTTCTTTCCCAAAAGAGCCTTCTAGTTTATATATAAATACATTTCCAGACCTATAGTATTCTCTAAAATATTGATCCTTCATTTTCCAGCACTGTATCTTATCTAGCCACTTATAAATAAAGTTTTGAGCCTTCTCCGAGCCTCCCTCTAGATATATATCAGAGTTAGCAAACTCAGCCATAACATCTACAGCATTACGAAAAATAGGCACATTAGCATATGCCTTTTGACATAACAAGATTGACTCCCTAGGTGAAATGTGATTATGCTTATACGAATACGGTAAGCTTAGATTTTTTATATGAGAGTATTTATCGCATACAGGCTTTCTGCTATTACTAGCGCATCTTTCCATTGTTGACTCACTGTCTGGAATCTGTCCCACATTTCTTGTGTATGCCGCATCGGATACATAAAAATTTTCTCCTGCAAAAACTGGGCCAGCAGAAGCCGCTGATTCAGCCAAGTCTTCTAGGCTTTTTTCATGAGTATTAAACTTATTCCAGTAATCTGATCTCTTCGTATATTTTCTAGGCATAATATATTATACACAGAAAAGTCAAAAGTTAAATTAAAAGTTACTTTTAACTTATAAAAACTGGAGTAAAGGTTGATGCAACAGGATTCTCTTCTACATTCATCATGTCATAATAAGTCTTAATCATCCAGTTGCCAAGAATCAACGCAGAATAGGAGTCTTTCCTCGCTTTACCAGGGCCTGTTTGCCTCCTAAGGTTTAAAGGTAATCCAAAGGTTTGAGTACCTTGAGGGGTGGAAGTTACCTGTATTAATGCACATTGATTTTTAGTATAATTAATCATGTCGTATTGATGCTCTAAGAAATCTATCACAGACAACTTTCCTCCTGACTTTTGTAAGTCTGACTGGTTAGGTATAAAGATAAGGTCATCAATAGGTGCATTCTTTTTTATCTGCTGATTATAAGCTTTATCTAAAGGTCTTGATGCAAACCAAATTCTTTTATGGTCAAAGTTTGCCTGCAACAATTCATTAGCTTTTCTGATCCAATCTGCAGTAGGCTTCCTGAGTATACATATTTGGTTTTCTTTTAGATTGTATTGGGTTCTAGCTTCTCTTAGGCAATCTTGATAGTTTTCTTGATCATCGAGGTTGGCGGTGATTTCTTTTATTTCTATTTTACTTTTATTAAATAGTTCACTAGCATTTAAAGCCTGTATAAACTGAACACCACCACCGTAGTCACCAACTATAGCTACAATATTAAAGTTGGTTAATATATAATGAAAATATTTTATATGCTCTTTCATTTTTAAACCAGGGACAGCATAACTATGAACCAATGTTCCATTCCTTGTATTATCGTTTAACTTAAAAACATGCATTGCAAAATCGTCAGAACTTTCACTCTCAGCCCAACTAGGGTCAAATGCAAGCAAATATTTAGAATCTCGATCTCCACAAATTTCTGTCGAAGGCTCTTCTCCGTCCTGAATAGTGCAAGCCTTCATTGTAGAAGTTTTAAAAAATCCAGAACTATCGTCGGTAAAAATTGCACCGAACTCTCGATCAAACTGAGACTGGCTCATGGTTTGTTTAGATTGGTTAATCAAATTTTGATCGTATAGAGCCTTAGGTGCTACATCATAACTGAAATGCATTATGCACCTATTTGACATATCTTTATTCATTTCATCTCTGCCATTAAGGATAAGATCTTCAAAAGTTTCATACACCTTATATAAGTACTCAAACTTGTAACTTGCGGAAGATAATGCTATTAGTTTATTGTTTGGCCATTTTTTTCGGTCTTCTTCTCTCATTTCCCCTCTTGCTATAAGCTGATCTTCAATCTTTATATAGTTCTCCCTCTCTGTAGGATTTTGTACAACACTCAAGAAAGGAAGTATAACCTCGTTGTATACATGCTCAGGCATCAAAAGAAACTCGTCAATGATGATTCTATGAAACCTAAATCCACGAAGCTTTGATCCATCACCTAATGGTAGAGCAATTATTTTAGATTCTCCTATTTCTAGAGTCCACTGATCATTTTTTTTAGATTTTTTAGTTATACATTGCGACAAGAACTCAGCCTCAGGTTTTTTAGCGATATCTTCTATTTTTTCAAATATCATTTTTGACTGCCTGAATGTTGCAGCCAAGATACCTATCTGAATCCCTTGGTTGAACATGGCATCAAGATATGCATATATAGCAGTACTAAAAGATTTTGACATACCACGACTCCATATTCCTAAGAAATAATCAGCTTCTAGCATAGCCTTGATGGCTAAATGTTGAAAAGGAAAAAGTTGTACCCCAGAAATCAAATCAGTAGCAAAAGTCACATTAGACCTAAGAAATTTATACAAATGATACTTGGCCTCATCTTCGTCCATGTATCCTTTGATTTTTTTTATTTCTTCGTTAACACTACCAAATTCGTTTTGGTATCTCTGAACTCCTGTTTCCCAAGTCATTTTTTATCTATAAAGTATTGTAAATCAACATCCCAAAGTTTTTTACCATAGAATAAGATTTTAGGTATGATTTCTTCTGACTGCCTCCTGCTTCCCGTAAATACAAACTGGCATACACCTTTATACTCGTGGCAGATCTCTCTAACATTATGCCACACATACGATAGGTTTGACTTGTAAGGGCTGTTTAAATTATTCTTAATAATGTCTTCTATCGTTGACTCAACAACGACAAAGACATAGGATGAGAAATTTTTAGCCCTATCTAGCTCTCTTTTAAACCTATCTAGTCCAGCAGAAAATGTACCCTTAAAATCTGTCTCACTCTTTCTGTCTACATATGTATAATCATAATGGGGAGCCCCTAGAGTATAGTCTCCAAAGTCAAGTTTCATCGTCATAGACTTATCAAATTCTAGAGGTTGCTGTTCTCTGGTGTCGATTAGTATTTTTAAACTTTTAAAAAAATCATCTTTCTTAAAAAAGTCTTTCATTATGTTTCTGCCAAATAATGGCATTATTTTTAGTTCCTCACAAGCCTTAGAGTAAGACCCAAAAAACTTTTTATATAAGTCAATGTTCGGAAGTTCGTTGAGGGAAATCTCGGTGTGACACGGTGCGTGTTTCAATTTTTTGCTCTCAATTCTGTGAGACAATCGTTCGAGCAAATATTTTTTTACTTCCTCTGGGTTAGCGTAGTTCGACCAAGAAATTAAATTATCATTATTTAAAAAATTAATTATAAAATAATCTTGTTTATTTGTAAATGGCAAAAGGTCGCCATTATGCAAATCTTTACGCTGATAAAAATTAACATAATATTCAGCTAATGTAATTTTATGAATTTTAGATATATGCATATGAAGGCCCTTGTCGTTCTTGAACGACTGACCACATACTTTGCATTCTACACTCATAAAAATAAAACAAATAATTATTTATTATAAACTTCGGCATGCCCTTCAGCAATAAGCAAATCATTAATAGAAACAAAATCTTCTTCAATACCCATATCATCTTCGATGAAATATAGATTGCCTACCACCCGCCCATACTTTCCAATCTTGACACTTTCGAGATATATACTGTTTTTGCTGCAAATCTCGCTGAGGCGAGCTTTAGCAGATAGCCCCAAATTTTTCTGTTTTTTACGATCTTCTAGATTTTTAATTTTACTTTGTAATCTAATCTCTGGAGTATTTATTCCATATAATCTTATTCTTTTTCTTACTGTTATACGGAAACCTAAATCTATATCCCCATCTATTGTATCTCCATCTATGACTCTTATGTTGTCTAACTGGTAGACATATAGGCCTAATGTCATAAATTTTCAACAGGGGTGCTGCCATTAATAGTTTTGTCTTCGGGTTCTTGGATTTTCTGGTAAGATGTAGTAATGACTTCTTCGCCGCCGACATTATCTTCTGCCAAGTTCTTAGGACTAATGATAGCGCTAAGGGCTTTAATAATAACTTGATCAGTCTCAGTGATTGGATTGAAGTCAGGTTCTTTCTCAAAAATCTTCTCAATCAATTCATATTCATGATCACCAATTAATAATTCAATTTTCTTCATATAGCATTCTTTTTTGATATTCCTAAAATTCTAGCTTTCCAGCTTTCCATATTATCTAGTCTGTCAGCCTCTTCTTCAACTAATTTTTTCTGCATCTCTGCGATTTCTATCATTTGGTTTCTTTGTTCTTCTATCTGAAAGTTTCTTACCAAAGTTAATATACTGGCATTTTCCTTGTGCCTATTTCTTAGTCTTTCAGCTCTATCACCATTTAGTTTTTTAATTAAAGACTCCATGCGTTTTTCACACTTGTCATACTCGTCTGTCTTTGATTTAAGTACTTCAGCCAATCTAACCGTCATGTCCTGCTGGTCTTCAACCTCATTAAACATAGTGTTAAGTTTTTCTATGTGGGATGAAATATTTTTTAAATTAATGTAATCAACACAGACGTTGATATATAAATTAACTTCATCACTAGTTAAGTCTGGTTTGTCCCATATGGCTCTTACAAATTCAGCCTCAAATAATTCCCTATCCTTTTTGCTGCTATAATTATTTATTACTTGTATTAATCTAGGAGCCGACAAATTTTTTAGCAATTGTTTCGCACATTCCAGATCTTCGTGGTTCATTTCGCCCTCTTTATGATTTAAGTGGCAATATTGATTTATTTTTTCTATAGATACTGTGATAGTTTTGGGAGGCTTATATTCTTGATTGATAGCAGACTCGCTTTCATGCACAAAATTAGGTTCATATTCTTTTAGAAACTCTAATACAGCCAAGTGGTGCTTGGATAACCTTTTTACATTTATATCTGGATATAATATTTCAGATATTTGGAAAGCACTTAAGCCGTTCTCGGCTTGGGCCTTAATAAATTCTATTTCTCTTTCTGACAAATCAACTTCTTTAACCTTTTCCCATGCAGTGGTTTCGTAGTCTAAGCTTCTACTAGCAAGAAAATCCCTAACAGCTCTACCTTCTTTCGTCCTTCCGTCCAAGGTTTCGTCCTCAAAAATTAACCTTGTTAGTTCTGTTAGGTTTGGTGTGCTATTGAAATTCTCAAGTAGCTTATTTTTCTGTTGGTCTGTCAGCTCCATCGTTGTCTCCGTTTAAAAATACTATACCTTTGTCGTCGAGAATTTTTTCAGCTTTCTCTTTTAGTATATTTTTAAGGTTTTTTATTTGTTTATAACCAGCTTTTCTCCCTGATTCACTACTTTTAAATCCCATTTCTTTAGCGGCCTCTTCGTCAGACAAGTTTTGTACAAATAGTAAATCGAAAGCTTGCCACTGTCTTTTATTTAAAACTTTTTTGAGTTCTGAAACTAATTTTTTTATAGATTGCTCAATATCTTGATCTGATTCTGTATATGTCTTTTCTACTTCATGTAGATGGTTTTCTATTGATAATGTAATTTTTACATTGTATGCTTGCTTTTTTGTTTTCTCCCACTTCCTATATAAAGGGCAACTACTATCTTGAGCACCGCTAGGGGTAAACATACATTGATTTTCAGAAGCTTCCATGGCAAAGGGGCAGTTCAAGCATGGACGAGCATAATTGCTATAGTTGTTCCTTAAAATATTCTTAAACTGATTAGATATAATTTTATTTAACCAAGGTTTTATAGGGCGCTCTTGATCCCATTGATCCCATTTTTTATGTATATGAGCTCTTATGATTTGGCTAACATCATCAAAATCAATCCATGAGACAGAGTTCAGAAACCAATTGTTTCTTCGCTTTGCCAGTTCCGAATCAATTATATCAGAATAGTCTTCATATGTACTATTATTCTTCTTTTTGCCTCTCATGCAATATATCGCCTAGATTAAATATATTGTTTTGAGGCACATCGATATCATATTCTAAATTTCTAACATACGGAACTTCTGTAGCATCAGTAGAATCTTCTCCTACCTCAGTAATTGGTGCCGACCTTGCTTTGACAGGGTTTCTTGCTTTAGAGCTAGAAATTGACCCTACAGAGCTGGCTGACATAGGTTCGCCGCATGAACTACAAAACTTTGGTTTTTGCGAAGAGTATTCCATCTTCGTTCCGCAATTTGTACAAAATATTGACCTCATGGCTTATAATAAAAAAATATTATAAAAAAATCAATTTAAATTAAATATGCAGATAAAATTCTCGCTTGCCTTCTCATGAACTGATTTACATCTTGGTGGCATTTGCATCCTTGAGAATCTTGTGTGAATTTATATATTGGGCTAGCTTGTTTTTTTACAAAGTCAACACCTAATATACCTATAATTTTTCCTTCTAATGTTTTTAGTGGTATATTATATATAGAAAGAACACCTTTTGACATGATCACATTTTTAAATGCGTGGTCTTCTATGTCTGCCGCATCCTCATAGCAGTATTCTTTGTTTTTCATTATATTACTAATGTAATTATGGTAATTAGAAACAAGATGGTTTTGCGAATCATGGCATTCTCTGCTGGTGCCTGGGCTACTTATTTCATGAGAGCAGCTAAACTTTTGCTGACTTTTACCAGATATATAATAACCTCCATTATGAAACTGCATAATATAAGCTCGATCTGCACCCATCTGCTGAAGTATGTAGGTAAGACATATTTCTATGTTTTCATTGTTCTCAACATCCTGCATGATGGGATCTTTTTTAGCAGCTTTCCTTCGGTCTATAGCAAATTTACCAAGCAATGTGCAGGTTATTGTTGCCGTAGCACTTATAACTGCGACTATGATTTCAGTCCACTCCATAATTATAGGTACACTAAAATTAAATGGTTTTAAGTTTCTTTACTATAAATTTTAAAATAGCACTTCTTAATATATCTTTTTCAGTAAATACAAAAGTCTGTATTCCATTGTCTCGACTTTCTTCGTCATTAAATAAATCAAACATTGGTTTGAAACCACTTTTACCATTAATGTCGCTCTGCATTGGGTCTCCGCAAATAAACAACTTAGAGTTTTCGCCTATTCTTGTTATGAGTGTTACCAGTTCTTTAAAGGAGAAGTTCTGAGATTCATCAGCTATTACAACCTTGTTATTCCAACTTGCTCCTCTTAGAAAATTTATTGGCATCGCCTGAACTCTTCCAGATTGAACGAGGTCGTCTTTTAAACTATTTGTTGGAGGCAGCAGCTCTATAAGCTTATCTTCCAGTGGTGCCATGTATGGATTAAATTTATCCTCAAGTGTTCCTGGTAGAGCGCCGAGACCTTTATCGGCACTTTCAATGGCTGTCCTCACATATAGTAAATCAAGATTTTCGTCTTTCTGCAATAGCCTCAGTGCAGACATGACGGCCATATATGTTTTAGTTGAACCCGCTGGCCCTGCTACAAAAACTATCTGTATATCTTTTTGGGTACAAAGATCAAGAAATCTCTTTTGCTTATCTGTGAGTCGTTTGCCTCTGACGATAAATTTCGGTTTCAGTGGGTTTTCCAGATTTAAATCATCTGAAATATTAGCTTTTTTCCTAGACATAAATTTTTTAAAATTTAATATATAATATATTACACTACGTTTTATGAGTGTAATTATATATTTACAATAATAATAAATGCAAATGTCTAAAATTTCAAAAATATCTATAATGGAACTATTATCCAAAAGTTTTACATCATATGTCTCCACGCAGTGGTTAAAAACACCTATCACAGAAGGCGGTAAATGTCCCTCTGAAATGATGAAGGAAGGCGAATTGGATAAAGTTTATGACTTGCTTAAAAAAGAGGTTGAATCAAAGAAATGCAAATAGAATATTTGACAGA